TGGCGACGTGTTAAACCCTGATTGCAGGCCGGTTGACGCCTGAATGTCGAAGTTCGTGAAATACGTCTTGAACGCTACTAAAGAAGCAGCGCTTGTTGCGCTGATGGTCGGGTTGCCGCTGACGCCGTTTGCGTTCGTGATCGAGATGCCGGTTCCCGCTGTCAGGGACCGCGCCGCATAAGCGCCCGCCCCGGTGCGCGCGACAAAGCCGCTTGACGAAACATCGCTATCCATTATTGCGCCAGCCGCCGCCACCGACGTGGCGTCCGCGAATTTGTTCGTCGTGCTGGTGTCGTCAATGTCGTCTGCGTCTAGCACCACGGTTCCGGTCTGGCCGTTCACGCTGTCTACAGGCGCAGACGCAGACGTGCCCGCCGGAAAATCGCCGCGCGCAAAATACTGATTGAGCTGCAAGACGATATCACGCAGCGCCTCGTCAGCGCCGGGGCGAAGGCGAAGGCTCACCAGCCCGGCTCCAACCGGCCCATGCTGGTGCGCTCGCCGGTCTCGTCTTTCAGACGACGCAAAGCCTCGATCTCCGCCGCGCGCGCGGCCTGCATCATCTCGTCGTCATAGGTCACGTCGCGCGCGATCAGATACCGCACCCGCGCCGCGATCAGGTCTTCAGCGTAATTCGTCCAGGCGTTCGAGCTGTCGTCATCAGCCGGAGCCGCCACGTCATAAATGCCCAGCACCGTGATGGTGTATTCCGCATTCGGCGTCGGAAACAGCCGCCATTGTCCGCTTTCATACGCAAACTCGACCGGCTGGCCCTTGATGTTCTGCGTGGCCTGCCAATACTGGATATATGTCCGGTCTTTCTTTTCCAGCGGGTATTTGTACCCGCCCACCTCAACAAAGACCCCGTTGGCGTCTTCACGGCGCAGGCCCGTGGGAATTGAGACGTATTCATCATCCGCCGTCGTCGTGACCGTGGCGATGTCTTCATTCCAGTGAAACCGCGTGTCAGCGTAATACTCAATCGCCCGGTTGATGCGGTCAGCAATTTCGCTCGTCAGGTCGTCGCGGTCGCACTCATTGGCGATCCGGGCCTTCAGCTCACCGAGTGTCGCCATCACCGCCCCCTAACTGCTCGCCGTACAAATCCCAGAAGCTTAGCGGCAGGCGCTGACGGCCTTCGTGGTGGACAATCCGGCCCACGGGATTGATCAGGATGGGAAACCCGGCTTCGCGCGCCACGCGGCAGAAATAGTAATCCTCGCCGTCATCCTTGAAGGCCGGCTCGCCGTCCAGTTCTCCGGCAGGCTCAAGCTCGTACCAGAAGAAATTGCGGAACCACTCACGCGCGCCGCGCTTGATGTCGTGGTTCCACAGCCGCTTCGCCGTGCCGTTCTTGGTTAGGGCCTCGTAAACCTCGCGGCGCGTGCACAGGAACGCCGTCGCGGCCTTGCCCACTTCCATCAGCCCATCCGGGCGCATGTTGACCTGTCCGCCGTCCAGCGGGCCGAACGCAATACGCGGCTGCTCGCCATAGACATGCGGGCGGTTCTGCGGCGCGATGCCCACGATAGGCTCGCCGCTGTCAATCAGTTGGATCGCTTCAGCCGGGTTAAAACCAACGTCGCTGTCAATCCAGAAAAGCACGTCCGCGCCCCGATGCAGCGCCTCAGCCGCCAGGCCGTTTCGAAGCCTCGGCAGGTTCGCGCAATGGCACGCGTCCATATAAAACGCTTCATCGCCCCGCGCGTTCAGCGCCGTCAGCAACTGGCGCACGCTGCGCGCATGGGCGTTATGCACCCGGCCATCATAGGCGGGCGTCAGGAGCGCAATCTTCATAAAACCTCGCAAGGTCAGGGGCGGACCCGAAAGCCCGCCCCGTCCCTGTTAGTCCCGACTACTTGTCGCTGTCGGGGATGTAAGCAATGACGACTTCAGCCGAACCCGTGGTCGCCGCAGTGCCGGTCGCAGCCGGGGTCGCGGTGATGGTGGTTTCAGCCGAAACAGTCATCGCCACCGCTTCGTCCAGCGGAACGAACGCAATGGAACCCAGCGCCAGGTCGGTCGCGTACAGGTCATCATTGGCGTCCGTGCCGATGTCGAGCACGTTCGTGGACCCGGCGTTGAACACCACGTCCACGTTGACGCCCGAAAGCGGCTTGAGGATGGTTGCGCCAGCCGGGATTTTGCCAACTTCGACTTCGTTGCCGAGGTCAGAAATCCCGATGGACTTGCGCAGGAAGTGAACCACCTGATACGGCAGTTCACGGGCGGTAGAACCAGCAGCCATGTCTGATCCCTCCCTTACGAAGTCGCCGCGTAGGTGGACAGAACCATCGCGCCAAAGTCCTCGCTGTTATAGCGAGTTTTCTTCAGGCCATAGATCGATCCAGCCGCAACGCCAAGCTGATTGCCATAATCATCCAGCTCCTCAGCCCAGTTGTAAGAGCCGAAGCCGTCACCGCGACCGAACGCGATGCACGCAGCTTGCGCACCCGCGAAGATCGAACGGCGAACGGTCGAAATCGGCGCGCCGGAGGACGAGTTAACGCCCTGCGGAACACGCGTGCTTTCGTGCAGAATGACGCCATTGTAGACGCCAAGCGCCCCGGTGAAGATTGGGTTGTCATTTACCTTGCCGCCTTCCATCGCGGCACGCTGGATGTCAAACCAGTTCCCCGCCGTGGAGGCGTCCTGGCGCAGGTCCCGCACCTGATAGGGGTGCAGGAACATGACGTAGTAGTCACCACCGTCAATGCGGATCGGCTTGATCATCGGGGAAGCGGTCTTGGCTTCCACGACAAGGTCGTCGATCAGCGACAGCGACATGTTATCGCCCGAGCTGTCCAGGTCTTCGTCCGCGCTGGTTCCGGCTTCGGACCAAAAGTGACGGTTGCTGGACGGCGCTTGCGCCGCGTTGTTGCCGGTGTAGATTGACTTCGTGCCGTCATAGGCTTCGCCATGCTCGGACACAGCCGACCCGGTGAAACCGGCAAGCTGGTTAAAAAACGCCCGGTCGTAACGCTGGGCCACCCAGTCAGACAGGCGATCCATGCACACGGAACGCAGGTCATGCAGGGTGCGCTGCTGGGTCATGCGACCGCCCGCATCCGCAGCGTGGCGGATTTGGTCGATCAGCACATCGTCGGTGTAGAAGGTCAGGCTTTCTTCATTGCCCTTCAGGATGCTGTCACCCTGAACGCCCTCGCCGGTCAGCAGCTGGTTGAGTTGAACACGCACGCGGTCGCCCGCGCTTTTCTTGAGGTCGGTGACTTCCTGGAGCAGTGAGCTGTCGGACTTACCAAGAAACTTCTTGACGTAGGTCTTTTTCAAAGCCTCAACGTGAAGTTTCTTTGACCACAGTTTCACCGTCTCCGGAGAGTTCACGTCAAAGACCGTATTGGCCATTTGATCATCTCCTAGATCAGTTGTGAATGGTTCGTGGTTGCCGCGTCCGTGCAGCTGACGTTCAGGAAGTCCGTCCGTGGACCAGCCGTAAAAAAACCGGCGCTAGGGCCGGTCATTGCGCGCTATGAAGGGCGCGAACCTATCGAGAAAAAAGGCCCTGCTTTTCAGCCTCGGCCCATCGCTTCTCGAACTCTTTCGGGTCTTCGATCTTCAGCAATTCGTCCATGCTGACACCGTTCGTCTTGCCCTTACCGCCTTGAGGCATGGTCGGGCTGGACTTGCGACCCTCTTTCATCTGGTCAAGCTTGGCCTGCGCCTCGCCTGACTTCGCCGCGTATCCGCGCGCCTTGGCCGCTGCGTAAATCGCCGCCGCCGGGTTTTGGCCGCGCTGGGCGTTCTGAACCACCGCCGCCTGAAGCTCCTGGCCGAGATACTGCTGCGCCGCCTGCGGCGTCATGTTGTAGACGTGCTGCAATTCCTCAAGCCGGGACTTGGCGTAATAGGTCGCCGCGTCGTCATAATCCGGCGCTTCCTTGCGGAACGCCTCTTCAGCCTGCGCGCCGTACTCCTGGACCTGTTGCAGATACTGGCGCTGCTGCTGTTCCTGCTGCGCGCGGGTCTGCTGCTCGCGCTCGCGCTCTTCGTACTGCGTGACCTTCTGATCCAGCCAGTCGAGATACGCCAGCGGGTCTTTATTGCGGTCGGGCTTGTATTCGCCGTCCGCCTTCTGCTCGGCGGGGCTGGCCTTGCTCTGAAGCTGCGCCAGACGCTCTTCCATCTGGCCGCGCCACTGGTCAAGCTCCCGGCGTTGGCCGCGCTCCTGCTTTAGCGCCTTCTGGACGTTTTCGTACCTTTTGGCCAGTTCCTCGTAAGGGAGCGGCTCACGGTCGTCTTTCGTCTCGCCCTCGTCCGCCTGGGCCTGCGTATCGGACTGTTCGGCGTCCGCATCCGTACCGCGTTCGGCCTGTGCGGCCTCTTCCATTTCGCGGTTCAGTTCCTCTTCGTCGATTTCCGGCACCGACGTGGCCGCTTCATCTCCAAGCATGGGTTACCTATGGGTTGTCGCGCCGATCCGCCCGGCGCTGGCGTAACTCAGAGGATGCTCTGAGGTTGGGGATCAGGCCGCGCCGCCATGTTGCGGGCCTCGACTTCCTTGCTGAACGCCTCGACGTTTTTCAGGTTGGCGTCGGCTTCGACCTTCGCCACCTCAGCCGCCGCACCACGCATCTGAAGGTTCTGCATGACCTGCGCGATCTGCTGGGCCTGTGGATCGCCGCCGCCCTGTTGCTCGCCGCGCATAAGGCTTTCGCTGACCTTGGCCACGAGGCTTTCCGGCAAGGGCGAGAACCGCAGCAGCTCCACCCACACGTCCATCGGCAATTCCGCATCCCGCAGGATCGGCAACATCGCCTGAATGACCTGAAAGGTCTGCATCTTCTGGTTCGGCCCAGCCGGGGCTTCGTCAACAATGACGTCGAACTTCGTGACGTTCTGATCCATGATCAGCGGCACATACCGCTCGACACCGGTTCCGGTCGTCACACGCACAAGCTGGCCCTGCATCCGGCGCATGTAGTCCAGAAGCAATTCGCCCTGCTGCTTGCGATAGCGGCGGAAACTCTCGAAG